AGGCTTCATCAGAGCCAATCGTTGTGATCACTCGTGAACCAGCGGCCCGCAATGGGTTTGCATATCGCAATGCGGCAAACGCATCGTCATAGATAACACGACCACCAACACCAGAACCTGAACCCGTCAGTCCAGACGATTCCTTCAAGTTAAATTCAACCAGTGAATTTTTACCAGCTTTGAATTTTTTAGCCGATTCTTTAATTGTGTTCAGCAGTTTTTTGGTGGTCATTTCAGATTCCTAATTTAAAAAAAGGGGAGAGGTTTCCCCCTCCCCACCAACGATCAGGTAGCCGTTGCAGTCGAGCGATAACGGATTCCAGCGTAGGGGTCCAAAATACTGCAGCAAAGTCGCTTTTCGCCATAGAAAGTTATGTAGCCTGGCAACGTCTGATCGTAGCGCCGCAGAACCATGTTCAAACGATCCACAATGGTGTGGAACCTTTCCCACTGACCAAACCACATTGGATACAGGCTGGTCGTGCCAGCGGTGCTGGTGCTGCTGTAGGGCGAATCAACGTATTTGTTGACCACCACATCAAAGCCCAACAAACGCCCAACGATGCCATCGGTTTCAAGCGGGTTCATGCGCTCGAACACGGGAGTGCCGTTGTTGTCTTTCAGGCCACGAATCTGTGCCATGAAAATCGGGTTCATCAAGAACTTGGTATTATTTGACCAGTACTCTTGAGGCAACAGTGCGACAAACTCAACGATGTCCTGATAGGTCACGTTGGCTGCACCCACAGTAGCGCCGTTCGTGGTCAACTGGTCATAGGTAGCGATGTTGTGCAAACCGCTGGTAGAACCAGTACCAGATGAACCGAACGATGCCACGCTGATCGTACCGCCCGTGTAGGTAGCATTTGCACCGCCGTATTGGTCCAAGCCACGCAGACCATTGGAACCGCCGTAAGGCAGAGTGGTTGCGCCCTGGTCGTTGTTTTGGATCATGCTCAAACCCTCTTGTTCAGAGAACTCTTGCAACATATCGTCAACCACGTTGGCTTCCAAACCATCGATGTCATCCAGGGCCGCAGTACGGATCGGGAATTGCACGTTCAAGTCTTGCAGGGTCAACTGCCAAATGTTCGTGGATTCAGTGGTGGCTGCGCCGTTGTTTTGAATCGCATAACCCCAAGCTGCACCAGCGTTGCCAGTCTTTGCACGGAATTGGTACGTTGCGCCTTCAGTGGTCACGTTGCGGGACAAACCACGCATCGGGTTGATCAGACGCAGCTTGTGGAACACGGGATCGTAAGCGGTCCGACCACCAACGCCAGCACCAGAACCAGTCAGGGCAGAGGCTTCGTTCAAGTAGGCAGAGTATTGACTTTCATCAGCGAAAATCATCAACTCTTTTTCCATCTTGCCTTTTTTGACAAACTTGGCAAGTTGCTCACGCACAGAACGATTCACATCTTGACGCACAGATTTCGCAGGGGTGCGAATGATAGCGGCAGAATTAACTTCGCTCAGTTTGGTTTCCAAAGCGGTCACTTTTTCGGTGAACTCGTTTTTGGCTTCTTCCACTTTAGCCAATGCTTCGGCTTTCACCGCATCAATGGCTGCCTGATTTTGAACGCCAATGGCATCCACTTTTTCCAGCACTTTTTCGATAGACATTTTCAACCTTTCAGTTTGGATGATAGTTTTTCGACCAATTCACGGGTTTGCAAAGCCACTAACAATTGATCAACTTCGTTGACCACCGCATTCGGATCACCCGAATTTGGGGCTTCCTGATTCGCATCTTGACCAGCATCACGCCGTTCAAGCACACGCTTCAGTACACTAGATGCGGTGGTCGCATCCTTACGGGATAGCCCTGCATCACGCAGTGCTCGCTCGATATTTCGGGGATTTGGCTGCCCCTCAGAATCAAAATATTCCAGCTTGGTGATTTCAGCGTTGGGGTTGTTTGGGTACATCACCACCGACACTTCACGCAATCCACCTTTGGTGATTTGGAAATATGCTTCCTCATCATCGTCATCGGCATCATCACCGCTTGCATCAACCATTTTGGCTTCGTCAGCGTATGCACCGACAGACACGCCACCAAACAATTGGGGTGATTCTTTTAGGATGTTGTACAGGTCAGAACCGCCGACAGTGTTCATGAACAATTTACCTTCGGCGCACATTCCATCTTGGTCAAAAGTAAATTCATACCATTCACCGACAGGCATACCCATGTCGTTGTGGTTTAGAAACATCGGCATTGGTTTGCCAGCAGATGCAAATTCCTTTGCCCAATCCATGAACCCTTCGGGCTGGTAGTTAAAACGCCTACCATCTTCACCTTCACGTGCCCCCCAGGTGGTCACACGTGCGTTAATCTTGCCGCTTGGATTTGCTTGGTCTGCCTCTTTTTTTAGGCTTACCTTTGCTTCGCAAATCAGGTTCAGGTTTTTCATTGACAACCCCATTGTGAGACGCTAAGTTTATGTCTTTTATTGTATGGGATTCTATAGGCGTGGGCAATCTAACCGCCGACTGAATACGGCTAGATAATAACGCAACGTATTTGTGTTTGGCAAGCATTAGGTTTTCCCGATGTTTGCTTTGCGTTTTTGGTTGCCACCGCCGCCGCCAGTGTCTTGTGGTGAACTACCTGGCAATGGTTCAATTTTGGCTGTTTTAGCGCCCACGGGCACATTAGTTTGGCTGATCGCTTGGGTGTTGGTGCTTAACAATTCGTCACCACCATCAACTTTCGGCATATTCAGATATTCACGGGCTTCGTTGGGGGTCATAATGCCACCAGCCACGCCAGCATTGACGAAATTCATTTGATCCAGTGCCGCACCCTTCAAAAAGTCTTTGGTGTCAAATCGGATATACAGATTTGGGTAACCCTTCAACAACCCCATGCGGAATTTTTGCTCGATGTTAATGATCATCGGATACATGGTGGTTTTGTAGAACTCATCCAGCAGGGTTTGGGTATTGTTGTATTTACCCGTTGCCAATCCCAACATTTGTGGAGGTACACCAAACAAAGCACAAATGCGGTTGGTCGTTTGTTCTTTCAAACGTGCCGCATCAGCATCCTGCAAGGTTAACATCTTCACAGTTTCAAAGGTCATGCCCTGATCCAGCATGATCGCTTGCCCTGGCTTGCTCAAATCGGTTGTTTTAGAACCCGTCATGCTCGCCCAGGCTTCTTTTAGACGGGCTGCAATTTCTTTGTATTTAGCGTCAGGGATAACTTGTTCAGTACGGAATAAACCGCTAGGTTTAGCCCCGTTTTGCATGACATAGTTGGCGTACAGGTCAATGTCAGTATCCAGTGCCACCAATTCGGTTGCCAAGATGCCCTTGTTAAAACCTGCACTACCTTGCCACGCAGCCTCGGTGCAATGCACGACCTGGTGCGCCAAAAGGGGTTGGTCACGATTGAAACCATAGGTCGGTGTGGACAACCGATAACTTGGATACCGCAAATCGGTCATCTGCACAGTGATCAGTGTGGCATCCAAGTTGTACATTTCAATCGGTGTCTGCATCGCATCTTTTTGATTGTTGCGATATAGCAGGGTGAACGATTCACCCGCCAGGTCTTGCCACATACACCACTGATACCAGAATTCGTATTGGTTTTGAAAATTATTCGGCTGTTGTAGCAGGTTCAAAACCTGTTTGGCTTTGGCTTTGTCACGTGGGCCAGCGTCTGACTGAAACACATTTTTGAATGTGCCATCGTCAGTTTTGTACATGATTTCAATTGAACACTGCGCCAATGCCCTGGCCTTGACACCCACGCACGACATGATGGTGCTGTTGCGAGACAACACCGACATATCGACCACACGCCCTGCATTTGTGGCACTGGATGTGGTGACATACAAAAGCTGAAACGCTGCGCCTTGCTGACCATCTTGCTGTGTTCTAACAATCTGGTTGCCCAACTGGGTCTGACCAAATAGCGTATTACTAGATTTGTCGGCTGTTTTGGGTCTAAAAACATCACGCAATTTATCAAACATTCCCATACAAACCTTTCATTTCCCAGTCAGGATGATTTTTGCTTTTGCAATAGTAAAGTACTGTTGATCTTGGCAATTTTGTATGTTCTGCCGCTTCACGACTGCTTTCAAAAACACCAAAAGGCGTTAAGTATTGCGTTTTTCGCATACTATGCTTTAGTGCTTGTTTATGGCTTTCTGTGAATGGCCTTCCTCGCATAGCACTAGCCCATTTTTCAATGTGTTCTGGCTTGCGTTTTTTGCCTTTCATTTTTTCTGAATGTTCTGGTCTTTTTTTGCCTGCCCATGGAATGGCATTTTTTATTTTTTCTATTGTTTCTTCAGAATGACCAGTGCAAACAAATTTGCCATTTTGGTTATGCAAATTAAAAGAATGGCAATCTTGTTTAGCATCAAACAATTCAAGAACTTCTGTTTCTAAATTCCTAATTTCTTGCTTGTCGCCAACAAACAAAATTGTTCGTTCCCATTCATCTGGGCTGTTTTGAATCATTGCTTTAACAATTTTACTTGACGTAATGTACCCATCATTCAAATGGCAATTTTTGGCAGTTCGTGAGCCAACATACCATTTCATAGATGGTTTGTGTGTCCATTTGTAAAGGTAGCATTCAGCCACTTTAGTCGCCTTTTTTGCCTTTGAAAATGTCAAATAAACCCATGATTAGCCCCTATTTTTTGACATATTACCATTCAAAACACACGAATGCCATAGCTATTTGACACAAACACATTATCCAAATGGCAATGAATCGCCATAATCATTGCAATGATCCCGTCAACCTTAGCCGCAGGGTCTGATTCATTTTTGCGAATCTTCACATTGCCATTTACGTCTGTGTAAACTTCACAGTTACCCAATTGCCAGCCGACAAATGGGTTTCCATCGTGCTTGATGGCATTTTTCATGATCAATTGCTCGGTGGTTTTAGACGGGTTTGACAATGCCGCCATGCCCTGCCCCACCTTTTTGACTGGTAGACCCTTGTTGTACAGATTAGCCACCAGTGCCGCAGCGTTGTATGGGTCATAACCAATTTCTTTGATGGTGTACTTTTCCGCTTCTTTGGTGATGTAATCTTCAATCTCAACCAGGTCGGTCACATTGCCTTGTGTCAGTTTCAAAATGCCTGAATTGACCGCTTGTTGGTAAATGCTCAGGTAATGGTTAGGAACAAACCCCAAACTTTCCTCTGGCAAAAAGAATTGAAACTTGGCGTGTAAATCTTCCTCACCATACCTAAACAGCGTGCAAACTGCATTCAAGTCACGACTGTGCGCCAGGTCAAATGCCATGAAAACCGCTTCGGGTTCTTGACGTTCTACGCCAATTGAATCATCCCAATATGACCGATCAAGCCACGCTGAATTGGCACTGACATAAATATTTAGCTGTTTACATAAAAACTCATTCAGGCTGGCTGGTTTGCTTGCCGCCTCATCTGCCATGTGTTGAATGGCCTCAACAGTGACCGACACACCCAACATGGGATTGGCTTTGCCCCAGGTCGCTTGGTCCTTCCAATTGTCGCCAGGATCAATTGAATAGCACAACCCAAACCAGTGACCTGTATCCTCTGCTGCGCCTCTTAAAACTTGCCTAAAGTGCGATAAATCCTCAAAAAATTTGGTTTCTTTGGTAAAACTTGCAGTGGTCAGGTAAATCCGCAATGGATTCTTACGTGCGCCCATTCCTGAATGGATCACCTCAATATTGGTGCGCTCGGTGATCTGTGCCGCCTCGTCAATCATGGCGCATGACGGGTTTTTACCATCGCCTGTTTTGCGGTTTTCCCTGCTCAACGCCCGATAGGTGCTGGTACTGTCGCCACGCTTTTTCAACTCGCTGCGATAGGTCAGATAACGTGCCGCCAATTCAGGGGTCATTGATTCAATCATCGCTTTGGATGAATCGAAACAAATGCTCGCCTGTTCCCTGCTGGTGGCCAGGGTGAACACTTCAGCCCCGAATTCGCCAAACTGC